CACCACGCCCACCGTTGACCCGGATGACGGCGCCAACGGCTGATCGTAACTGAGCGCGCAGAGGGCGGGATGCGGGAAGTTCCCTGTCCTGCCCTTTGCGGGGTAGAAGGAGGCTGCCATGACGTTAGTAACGCTTGATGAGGCAAAAGAATATCTGCGTGTGGATTCCTCGGACGAGGATGCGCTGACCGGGAGCCTCCTGGCTGCCGCCGGGAACCTATGCCGGGATGTGGCGCGGCTCACGGACGAACAATGGGCGGACGTCGATTCAGATAAATGCTGCTCGAAAAACTACAGCAGGGCGAAGATGACGGAAATCCGGGAAACCATGCGGGTGGCAATTCTCTATGCCCTCGGCTATCTGTATGAGCACCGGGAGGAAGCGGATCACCACGCCCTGACGCTCACCCTCCGATCCCTGCTTTTCGGAATCCGGGAAGGGGTGGTGTGATGAACATCGCGGGCATGCGTGTGCGGATTACCATCCAGAAGAATGAGACGGTCGTGGACAAGTACGGGAACCACAAGTCCGCCTGGACGGATTATTTCTCCTGCTGGGCGACTGCCACCACCAGCGGCAGAAGCGCCGAGGAGACACAGAACGCCGGGACAACACAGGAGGCGGACAAGCTGGATCTCACCGTCCGCTGGTGCAGTGAAACCGCTGCGGTCAATTCCAAGCAGTACCGAATTCTTCTTCTGAACCGCATCTACGACATCACCAATATCGATGAGATGGGCTTTAAGAAGAACAGCCGGAAGTTTCACACGCAGCTTGTAGAGAGGTAACACCTATGGGAAAGACGATCCCGGTTGACCAGCTAGCCTCTGAGGTCATGAAGGGGCTGGAAGAATATGCCGAGCTTACCACGGAGGTGGTAAAGAAGGAAGTCCAGGAGACGGGCAAGGTCGTAAAACAGCAGATTGAATCGACCGCGCCCCGGAAGAGCGGCCGGTACGCAAAGAGCTGGGCGGTGAAGAAAACTGCTGAGACTTCCAACTCGCTGGAGATCACGGTGCATTCCCGAAATCGATACATGCTGACCCATCTGCTGGAGAACGGCCATGCCAAACGCGGCGGCGGCCGAGTCCGCGCCATCCCGCACATTGCCCCTGCAGAGGAGATGGGGATCAAGGAACTGGAGGGCAGAATTGAGAGGGCTTTGAAATGACACACAATGAAATCATGGAGATGCTGGAGGAAACGAGCCTCCCCATCGCCTACGACCATTTTGCGGAGGGCGAGTCACCAGATCCTCCGTTCATCTGCTTCCTGTTTCCGGGATCGGACAATTTCTCGGCGGACGGAAAGGTGTACTTGAAGGTACGCCAGGTCAATGTGGAACTGTACACCGACGAAAAGGCCCCATCTCTAGAGCAGAAGCTGGAGACTGTTCTGGACCGGTACGGCCTTTTTTATGAGAAATCTGAGACCTGGATAGAGGAAGAAAAGCTCTATGAGGTTCTCTACACATTTGAAACGGAGGAAGAGAACGATGCCGAAGAAAAAGAATAAGGTCAAATTCAACATCTGCAACGTCCACTACGCGATCCTGACCATCGCGGAAGACGGGACGTTCTCCTTCGGGACGCCTGTGCCGATGCCCGGCGCTGTGTCGCTTGCCCTGGATGCCAACGGCGAGCCCACCAACTTCTACGCGGACGGCTACGCCTATTATACCATCGGCAACAACATGGGCTACGAGGGCGACCTGGAACTGGCTCTGCTGCCGGAGTCCTTCCGCACCGATGTGCTGGGAGAGAAGCTGGACGCGAATAACGTCCTGATCGAGAACGCGAACACGGAGACCGTGAACTTCGCGCTGCTCTTTGAGTTCGACGGCGATATCCGCAAGATCCGCCACGTCCTCTACAAGTGCGCCGCCTCCCGCCCGAGCGTGGAGTCCAAGACCAACGAGGAGGAAATCGAGGTTCAGACGGAGACCCTTTCCATCAAGGCGACCCCGATGGCGAACGGCGTGGTGAAGGCGAAGACCGGAGATGATACGACGGATTCTGTGTACCAGGGCTGGTACCAGAACGTATATCTGCCGGCTGACCCGGTGCCTGCCGAGGAACCCGCTAACGGCTGAGGACGAGGAGGATAAGAGATGAGCATGACAAGGACAATCGAGATCGATGGGAAGCAGGTGCCTTTCAAGGCATCTGCCGCCATCCCCAGAATCTACCGCGTGAGGTACGGGCGGGACATTTTCAAGGACCTGATGAAGCTGGAGAAGGCGCTCAACGAGAACAAGGCGGAGGACAGCGGCCTTGACCTGTTCTCGCTGGAGACCTTTGAGAACATTGCCTATCTGATGGCAAAGCACGCCGATCCGTCCCTGCCGGATACGGCGGAGGAGTGGCTGGATGAATTCAGCGTCTTTTCCATCTACCAGGTGCTCCCTGAGATCATCGAACTGTGGGGGCTGAATGTGCAGACCCAATCCGCGGCTAAAAAAAACGGCACGCAATAGACCGGGCGATGACCACCCCGCTGTTCCTGCTCAGGTGTGTGCAGCTGGGGATATCCATCCGGGATCTGGATCTGCTCACGGTGGGGCTTGTCAACGACATGTATATCGAGAGTGACAACGACTCCGAGTCCTATGCGCAGGTGGCGACTCAGCGTGATTACGATCTGTTTTAACCAGATATGCGAATGATGCAAATCCCCGCCAGAGGGCTTCTGACGGGGATCAATTCGTTTAGGGCTTATACGGGAATGATGCACTTTTCTTCGTAGCCGGGAATGAGTTCGTCATGTGTAAGGAAAGAGAGATTCTCAACTTTTGCCTGCGAGATAAGCAGCCTGTCAAAAGGATCGTTGTGCTCTTTCAGGTTTTCCGGTCTGGAAAGCGTGTGGACAGCGAGAATGTGTTTGTCCGCAAGAGACAGCGGGACAAAGCCTGCTTCCTTGCACCCTTCTGAAAAATCCTTTTCATCAAAGGGAATGTTGTCTGGTCGCCGGGCGTGCTTTAAGAGAACTTCCCAGACAGATACCGTACTGTAATAAATCGTGTTATCTGGGTCGAGAATCAGTTCCCGCGCCTTTTCGGAAAGCTGGGGATCATCATTCAGAGCCCAGATGGCGATATGCGTATCGAGCAGGAGATTCATAGAGCGCCCTCCGTAAACATGCTGGCAATTTCATCGTTGTCAGCATCAAAATCGCCTTTGACAGTGAACTTGCCTTTGGCAACTCCTATGCGTTTGGAAACGGGGGTCTCGTTGATGAGCGTGATTTTGACCACAGGCTTGCCATTTCGCGCAACAGTGATGAAGTCCTCTTTCTTGGTTTCCAAAAGACGGATCAGCTTAGAGAAATCGGTCTTTGCCTCAAGTACATTGACCTGCAACATAACGTTCACCTCCAGTAAGCATGACTAAAAAGACTAAGCTGGTCTTTCTGACTATAGTATACGCAATTATCTGAGAAAAATCAAGTGGTTCTCGAAAAAAGCAGCATGAGAAAGGAGAGGTTATATGGCTGGTGGAAGAATAAAAGGCATCACGATTGAGATCGGCGGCGATACCACTAAGCTGGAAGCCTCCCTCAAAAGCGTCAATTCAGAGATCAGGAACACGGAATCGAAGCTGAAGGATGTCAACAAACTTCTGAAGATGGACCCCGGCAATACGGAGCTTCTTTCCCAGAAGTATAAGACCCTCCAGACGGAGATCAAGGCCACCAAGGAAAAGCTGGATACGCTGAAGGAAGCCTCCAAACAGGCAGACCAGGCGCTAAAGGATGGCACAATCTCCCAGGATCAGTACGATGCCCTCCAGCGGGAGATCGCTGAGACCGAGCAGAGCCTCAAAAGCCTGGAGCAGGAGTATAAGAACTTTGGCTCTGTCCAGGCACAACAGGTCGCGGCAGCCGGCGAGAAGATGAAGGAGTTCGGGGGCAAGGTGGAGGACGCGGGCAAGACGCTCACGACCCATGTCACGCTGCCCCTTGTCGCTGTCGGCACGGCTGGCGTGGCGAGCTTCGCCGAGATCGATAAGACCATGCAGCTCACCAACAAGACCATGAACAATACCGCCGAGGAAGCGGAGCTGCTGAACAAGGCCATGAAGGACGCGGCGGCAAACTCCACCTTCGGCATGAAGGACGCGGCTACGGCGACACTGAACTTCGCGCGTGCCGGTTTGGATGCTGAACAGGCTGCGGCTGCGCTTGCGCCTACCATGAACCTCGCGGCTGGCGAAGGCGGCAACCTGGACACGGTGTCCGGCGGCCTGGTCGCAACCATCAACGGCTTTCACGGCAGCTTCGATGAGGCGGGCCACTATGCCGATGTGTTTGCCGCCGCCTGTAATAACTCCGCTCTGGACGTGGACAGCCTGTCGCACGCCATGTCTGTGGCGGCGCCCATTTTCTCGTCCGCGGGATACAGAGTCAACGATGCCGCTCTCTATATGGGCATCATGGCAAACAACGGCATCGATGCGGATAAGGCCGCAAACTCCCTGAAAACCGGCCTTGCCCGGTTGGTCGCTCCCGCCAAAGAAGGCGCTGAGAAGATGGCCGAACTGGGCATCTCCGTCACCAATGCGGACGGTACGATGAAAAGCTCAATCCAGATTCAGAGGGAACTGCATGAGGCTTTCGGCAAGCTGTCCGAGTCGGAGCAGATCGCGGCGGCATCCGCCATTTTTGGCAAAAACCAGATGGCCCCGTGGCTTGCCCTGATCAATACAGCCCCGGAAGAGGTCGATGCGCTCTCGCTGGAACTGGACGGAGCATCACTATCCATTGAGGACTTCGCCAAGCAGCTGGATGCCTCCGGCCTGTCCCTGGACGGGATGAAGTCCGGCATGGAGAAGCTGGGCGTCAGCCAGAAGGATTTCGACGATATCCTGAAGGCGAGCGGCGGGAATGCGGAATTGTTCGCGGAAGGTCTGTGGGAAGCCTGCGATAAAGGCGTATCCTTCGAGGATGTTGTCAAAGCCCTCGGCGGTGACCTGGACGGTTTGAAGGCCATCATGGATAACACCAAGGGTACCACGGACGTGATGGCGGAAGCCATGATGAGCGGATTCGGCGGCTCTCTGGAGAAGCTGAAGAGTTCTATCGATGTGCTGGTGACCTCCATCGGTGAGGCGCTGGCTCCGACCATACAAAAAGTGGCGGATTTCATCCAGAATCTGGTGGACAAGTTCAACGCCCTAACCCCGGCGCAGCAGCAGACCATCGTGCAGATCGGTCTTGTTGCCGCTGCCCTTGGACCCCTTCTCATTGTCGTGGGCAAGGTGATCTCCTCGATTGGCACAATCATGACATGGGCGCCTAAAATTGTATCCGGGGTACAGAGCGTGATCGGCATCGGCAGTAAGCTCATGGGTGGGCTGAAAGCACTATGGGCGGTGATCGCCGCAAATCCCATAACCCTGATCGTTGCCGCCATTGCCGCCGCAGTTGCGGCGTTTATATATTTCTGGAACACATCGGAGGAATTCCGGCAGTTCTGGATCAACCTGTGGGAAGCCATAAAAACGGCGGTTTCCACTGTGGTGGAGGCTATCGACACGTTCTTTACAGTGACCGTGCCGGAGGCATTCAATTCCTTCGTCCAATTCTTCCAGGGGCTATGGGAGGGAGTAAAATCCTTCTTCTCCGGCATCTGGGAGGGAATGAAGGAAATCATGTCCACAGCCTGGGAAACCATCAAGAACGTGGTGCAGCTTGCGATCATGGCGATCGGCGAGCTTTTTTCTACGGCGATTACCATCATCACGCTCCCGTTCCAGTTTATCTGGGAGAACTGCAAGGAGATCATTGCTGCCGCCTGGGAGGCGATCAAGGGGGCTGTTTCGACAGCTCTGGAAGCGATCAAAACGGCAATTTCCACGGCGTGGGAAGCCGTAAAGACCACCACCTCAACGGTATTTGAGGCAGTTAAGACCGTGATCTCCACGGTTTGGAACAGCATCAAATCCGTTCTCGACCCGATTATTGCGGGGATCAAAACGGCAGTGACCACAACCTGGGAAGCGATCAAAACCGCGACCTCAACGGCTTTTGAAGCCGTGAAAACAACCGCGTCCACGGTATGGAATGGCATCAAGACAGCTATTGAGACTGTGGTCAACGGGGTTAAGACTGCGGTAAGCACAGCCTGGACCGCTATCCAGACCACGACTATTACTGTGTTCAATGCCGTAAAGACAGCGGCATCCACGGCCTGGAACGCCATCAAGACCACCATCACAACGGTCATTAACTCCATCAAGTCCGGGATATCCTCCGGACTGAACGCGATTCAGTCCACGGTGAGCAGTATCCTAAACGGCATAAAGAATACCTTCACCAATGTGTTCAACAATGTGTGGTCGTTTGTGGAAGGTGTGGTGAACAAGCTGAAAAGCATCTTTAACTTCAGCTGGAGCCTGCCGCACATCAAACTGCCGCACTTCTCCATTTCGGGATCGTTCAGCCTGAACCCGCCTTCCATCCCGCACTTTAGCGTGGAGTGGTACAAAAAGGCCATGAACAACGGCATGATCCTGAACAGCCCGACGATTTTCGGCGCGTCCGGGAATCATTTGCTTGGCGGCGGGGATGCCGGGCCGGAAGCAGTGGTCGGGGTATCGTCCCTCATGGACATGATTCAGAACGCGGTCGGCAATATGCAAACGGATACGGGGAACATCACGATCCCTGTGTATATCGGAGGTAACCTGATCGATGAGATGATTGTTACGGCACAGCAGCGGAGGGCGCTGCGGTCAGGAGGCAGGACATGACATTCAAGACCTATCTAAAGATCAACGGGACCGCCCTCCCTGTGCAGAAGGATGACTACTCCATCGACTACAACGATGTGATAGCGGACAGCGGTGGGGTGACGGAGGCAGGGACAACCATCCGGGATGTGATCCGGGAGGGCGTCCCCTCCATATCCGTTACACTTCCTGTCTCCGCGCTGTGGCTTAAGCGGCTCCGCAAATTCAAAAAAGAGCCATACCTGACCGTGGAGTGGCTGGACCCGGAAACCGGAGAGCTTTCCTCCGGCATCATGTATATGGACGGCTTCAAGGTCTCCCTGGAACACGACACAAGCAGTGGAAGCCTGTGGACGGTTTCCTTCTCACTGGAGGATCTGGACGATGTATGAGGTATCGGAACAGTACAAAACAGCGATCCGGGGCCGGAGTCGGAAATTTGACTGGTATGGCACGATTACCACGACAAACGGCAAGGTTTATCATTTCACCACAAAAGACATCGTAAAAGGAAGCGGATCGATTACGCGCTCCTGCGCGGGCAGCACCTCGCTGGAGCTGGGATCGGTATACGCCGCGGAGCTGGATATATCCCTGTTCCTCGATGTGGATCGCTATAGTCTTTACGACGCCGTGATTGACCTTTCCTTCGTCTGCCGGCACAGAGTCAAGCGCGTGTGGAATGATTTGCGCCCTTTCACATGGAGAGCGATTGGTACGAAACGATGGGACGATAAAGGCGAGTCGGAAACGATCCCTATGGGAAAATTCGTCATCGCGGAGGCGACTAGGACGCTGACCGTCATCCAGCTGAAAGCCTATGACTATATGCTGAAGTTCGATAGGAACATGAAGAACAGCGGCACGGTGCGCACGCCTTACGAATGGCTGAAGTACGCCTGTGAAGCTTGCCGTGTGTCGCTTGGAGTATCCGAGGAAGTGGTCGCTGCGATGCCGAACGGGACGAGGCGGCTTTCCTGGACCAACCTGGAGGAGGACAAGACCTACCGTGACCTGATCGCGCAGGTGGCGACCGTCCTTTGCGGTGTCTGCCAGATCGACCGAAGCGGCGCCCTTGTGGTCATCCCGTTTACAAACCGGCCTGTAATGGACATTCCGGCATCGTGGCGGTATTCCTCCAAAATTGCCGACTACATCACAAAATATACCGGGCTTTATGCCACTTACCGGGCGGGGGGCCTTACAGAATATTTCAAGGTGGAGCCGGACGATGGGCTTATCTACAACATCGGCACAAACCCGCTGCTCCAAATCGCAGCCACCACATTGAGGGCGGAAATACTGCAGGAGATCATCGATCACCTGTCTGCCACGACCTACACTCCATTTGAGGCAGAGATTCCCGGCGATCCGGCACTCGACCCGATGGACGTGCTGAGCCTCTCCGGGGGACAGGCCCAGGGAGAACTTGCCTGCATCACTGAGATCGTCATCCGCATCAACGGCAAGAGCACGATCAAGTGCGTGGGCGAAAATCCCCGGCTCAACCAGGCGAAGAGCCGCTACACCAAGGACATCGAGGGGCTGCTTGCCCAGAACGAGGGAGTGGAAGGAACTTCCACCTTCTGGATGTCGGACGCCTACAGCGCGGCGGATATGGCGATTGCCGGGGAGGAGACCGTCGTTACGGCCACCCAGTTTGAGATCCAGACGGATAAGTCGAGGGGCGAAATCATCTGGACGGGCACATATAGCCTGGATGAGCCTTCCGTGGTGACTGCGAATGTCTATCTGGATGACAGGCTGATTTATAGCTGTCGGGACAACCGGCTCTCCGGAAATACGACGCTGACGGTATCCACGCCTTTTGAGATCCAGCGCGGGGACGAGGGGGTCCATGAAGTAAGAATCGCCCTGGTCTGTGTGGCTTCGGATGAATCGGAACTGATCGCCATAGCAAGACAGCTTGCGTCCCTTGAAAACCGGGTGCGGCAGATCGAGAAGGGCTTTGCCAATGAGATCGAAGTCGAGGAGGTCATCCACGGTGAGCTTGCCGAGATGATCAGCAGGATCGATTCCGAGGCGGGGCTGTATCCCGGCACAAGCGGTGCATTCGCGGTGGATGAGACGGTACGGATCGAATTGATGGCAATGTTCGGCGGCATGATGGAGAGTGTGGAAGGAGAAAGCGAATGATGAAAGGGCATGTGACAATAGAGCTTTTCGATCATAAGACCGGGCAGCTCAAGACAACCGAGCATGAGAACATGCTCACCAATGCGTTGGCGTACCGGGCGGGGATCGATACCAACGACACCCTGAGCCTGTACTCCAATGAAAAC